GTGGTTCGTTCGGGGGGCCTTCGATTGAGCTATGTTGAGCTTCACGCGCGTTCTGCCTTTAGTTTTCTTGAAGGCGCATGCACCCCGGAGGAACTGGCGAGCCTGTGTGCGCGCCACCAGATGCCGGCCATGGCGCTCCTTGACCGCAATGGTGTTTATGGATCACCCCGCTTTCATCTCGCGGCACGGAAATCACGCATTAGCCCTCACATCGGTGCCGAGCTGGTATCGTCACAAGGTTGGCGTTATGCCCTGCTCGTCAAATCGCGCGCCGGCTATCAAGCCCTTTGCCGGCTGATAACCCAAATGAAATTGAGAGGAAGGAAAGAGGATGGTTATGTTCTCGATGAAGAGATGGCGCTGAAAGCGTCCGGCCTTGTTTGCCTGACCGGAGGAGACGAAGGACCGCTGGCATATGCTTTGGCAACGGGCGAAATCCGGGCGGGAATTGAGAAAGTAGACCAGCTTTGCCAGGTGTTTGGCCGGGACAACGTTTATGTCGAACTCCAGCGGCATTTCAACCGTGCAGAGGAAAGGCGAAACCAGGCGGCTATAGAAATCGCGAGGAAACTGCGCCTGCCTCTTCTGGCGACAAACGGGGTATGTTATGCACGCCCGGAACAACGTCAACTCCTCGACGCATTCACTTGCCTCAGGAACCATCGGACACTTGCCACAGCCGGGCGAATCCTTTCCCAGAACTCCGAGCGCTACCTCAAGGCGCCGGATGAGATGGCGCGCCTGTTTTCCGACCTTCCTGAGGCAGTGGAGAATACCGGGATTCTTTCCTCGCGTTTGGAATTCACCCTTAACGATTTGGGGTATCAGTTTCCGAAGTATCCAGTTCCCGCAGGCGAAACTCAAATGAGTTTCCTGCGGCGGCGTGTCCAAGATGGGATGATCGCTCGATACGGATTGCATAACGAGAAAGCTCGAAAACAGGTTGAGCGCGAACTTGCCTTAATCGAAAAGCTCGATTTGCCGGGGTATTTTCTGATTGTGTGGGATATTGTGCGCTTCTGCCGGGGACAGAATATTCTGGTGCAAGGACGCGGCTCTGCGGCCAACAGCTCGGTGTGTTATTCGCTGGGCATTACTGCGGTCGACCCTGTTGCAATGGACCTGCTTTTCGAGCGCTTTCTTTCTGAGCAGCGCGGCGAATGGCCCGACATCGACCTCGACCTTCCCAGTGGCCCCCAGCGTGAACGGGCGATTCAATACGTCTACGAGCGGTATGGAAAATTGGGCGCGGCCATGACGGCGAACGTCATCACCTATCGCGGGCGCTCCGCGGCACGCGAAATTGGCAAGGTGCTTTCCTTCCAGCCGGAAGTTCTCGATCGTATTTCAACCTTGGTAGGAGCTTGGCAGTACCCCGACCCGGGCCAGACGCTCGAGGGCCACGTTCGCGAAGCAGGCCTGGATTACCAAAACCTGCAAATCCGGAAATTCGTCGAGCTGTGCCTGATGGCCCAGGATATACCCCGCCATCTGGGGCAGCATTCCGGCGGGATGGTCGTGTGTCAGGGACAGCTCGATTCTATTGTTCCACTCGAGCCGGCCGCCATGCCTGGACGGGTGGTGGTGCAATGGGATAAAGAGGATTGCGCCGACATGGGGATCGTGAAAGTGGACCTGCTCGGCCTGGGCATGATGGCTGTTTTGGAGGATTGTATCGAGATTATCCGGGCAGATTACAAGGAGAAGATTGACCTGGCGCATTTGCCGCCCAATGATCCAACGGTCTATGCCGCGTTGCAGAAAGCGGACACGGTGGGAATGTTCCAGATCGAGAGCCGAGCGCAGATGGCTTTCTTGCCGCGGCTTCAACCAAAATGCTTTTACGATATTGTGGTTCAAGTGGGCATCATCCGCCCCGGCCCGATTGTCGGCAAAATGGTTCACCCCTACTTGAAGCGGCGGCAGGGTCGCGAATTGCCCCACTGCCTGCACCCTTCGCTCGAACCCGTACTGGCACGCACGCTCGGCGTGCCGCTTTTCCAGGAACAGTTGCTGCGCATGGCAATGATCGCCGCAGGCTTCTCGGGAGGAGAGGCGGAAGATTTGCGGCGGGCCTTTGGATTCAAACGCTCCGAGCTACGGATGAAGGACATTGAGATAAAGCTGCGCGCCGGAATGGCCAAAAAAGGGATTGAAGCGGAGACGCAAAACAAAATTGTAAAGGCGATTACTTCTTTCGCGCTGTACGGGTTTCCGGAATCGCACGCTGCAAGTTTTGCTCTGCTGGCGTATGCCAGCGCCTTCTTGAAGTGCCACTACCTTGCGGCCTTTACAGCGGCGCTCTTGAACAACCAGCCCATGGGATTCTACCAGCCGGCGACCATTGTGAAGGACGCGCAAAGGCATGGTCTGAAGATCAATCCGATTGATGTGACTCGTTCGGATTGGGTTTGCACGCTCGAAAGATACAAGCAAGGTTTTGCTTTGCGGATGGGCCTTCGCTACGCTAAGGGCTTGCGGCAAGAGACTGGACTGCAGATCGTGCAAGAGCGCCGCATTCGACCGTTCTCTTCGGTCGATGACTTGAAACTTCGTATCCCAGCAATCCAAAAATCCGAATTGGCGGTGTTAGCGGATATCGGGGCTTTGAATGTTATTGCAGCCCCATCGTCTGGATTCCATCGGAGGGATGCGTCTTGGCAGATCGAGCGGGCGGCACGGCGTGCGGGTCCGCTGCTGGAGCGGTTGCCCGAACAAACCTCTGGGGGCGAGAATTCTCCATTAGCTCCAATGAAACCGGAGGAGAGGCTGGTGGCAGATTTTCGCGGCACCGGAATGACCATCGGACTTCATCCTATGGCTTACAAACGGCCACAGTTGAGAAAAGAGGGTGTCCGATCGGCTGCCGACCTTCACCTTTTGCGTAATGGATCGACAGTCCGGATTGCCGGAGCTGTCATCGCCCGGCAGCGGCCGGGAACAGCGAAAGGGTTTGTTTTTTTGAGCCTCGAAGACGAAACAGGCATCACCAACGCGATCATCACGCCTCAATTGTTTGAGGAAGATTATGCGACTGTGGTCCAGCAACAATTCTTGCTGATTGATGGCAAGCTGCAAAACCAGGAAGGTGTAGTTTCCGTAAAAGCAGAACACGTTCGGCCGCTACCGGCAACTTTCGCAGAAATGGCCTCACACGACTTTCATTGAGGGTTCACTTTTGGGGCGGTGTTTTTAGCAGTGTAATCCTCTCGGCGGCAATCTCGCCGCTTTCGGCAAGATCCCCTTCCACCCTGATCCTTAGGCCCACTTTAAGGTCGGTGCTCTGGTTGGGCTTGCCGTCTTCATCCTTGAACTCGGTCTTATCATCGTAAGTCACATGGAAAATGATGTTGTCTTCGGTGTGAACGGTGAGTTTATTGTGGTCCAGAGTGTTGATGGTTCCTTCCAAAGTGAAATCCATTGCACGGGCCGCGCGCAGAATTGCACCCGGCTGGACCTCAGCTCGTGAGCCCCATGCGCCAATAGGCAGAAACATCACCATAGCTATTGAAAAGGAGGCAATGCGTAAGAAGAACATAGTTTATCCCCTGGGACTAGTATAACCCAAAGGAAGGCACCGGGATGGTGGGATGCGACAAATGAGATGGCCACTGGGTTCTAGCCAACGAAGTTCAGGCAGGAGCTATCTCTCTAGGCGCTATTGCGGCTCTCGTTGCCCTTTAGATCCTGACGCCACGTAATTGACGTTTGACGAGGGCTCAGCTCGGTCGGCGTGGTGAACCCTGTTTTCTCACCACACGACCACCCTTCCGGTAACTCCCGCGTCGGAGGCTACAAAATAGATGTTCGTGCTGTCGTAGTTAGTGGGCGTTTGGAACCAAATGGCGCCGGCACTAGTCATTTGAATAAAAGCGCAAAGGGGACAGCGACCGAGCAGATGTGGAACTATGCCGTTGCCCGCCGCGCTGGAAGTCACGCTCACCGCTCCGAAGATAGTGGTCGCTGGCTGGACGGCGGTAACTGTGGTGGCATTGGTTGTGACGATGCCCAGCAGGGCGTCGCCGGCGGTCGCGCCTACCGCCCCGGTTTGGTAGTAAAACCCACTGGTCGAGTTATAAAACAGGTAGCTGGTTTGGCTCGCAGGCGCAGGTCCCAGCGTGGGTGCGCTAGTAGGCACATAGTCTAAGCCTTGTGCGAAAAGCGCCCCCGACGTGATGCCAGGGACCAAGGAGCTGGATGTGGAGAGAACGAATCCCGACACCAACCCGTTACACCCGAGGGGCTGAAAGAGGGATACAGGAAGGTCGCTCATGAATGCCACATTCGCGTCGAGTAGCGTCCAGTTTTGGTCCTGGTCAGCCTCATAGCTGGTCAGGCCGTGTTGGGATTGGATTAAACCCTTGCGCGGGAGAACTGTTCTTGTTACCGCCATTTAGGAACCTCCAGGATTCAGGATTCGGGATTCAGGATTCAGGGCACCGGGTTTCGTTTTTGAATCCTGAATCCTGACTCCTGAATCCTGTATTTCTCAATTTGCGCTGTTCAAGCTCAAGCGCAAGCAGACTGCATAAACCTTAATGATTCCGTCGTTGGTCACAACTTCCGTTCCGTTTTGCCAGTAAGTTGTCCGAAGGCTGACTGCACCCGTCGCATCGCAAATGTCCCAGGCGCCGGGAAAGTTATAGAGCGAGCCCGCCTGTGAATTGGCCTGGGCTGGAGGAGCCGCCTGGCCGGGAACGAATCCCGGGGCGGGGGCACGATTGCCGTAGATCAGCCAGACGAATTGGCATTCAGCACGCGAATAGGAGTAGCCGTCGTCAGGATCAATTGGCGTGGGCACGGTGTTGCCGTTCGCGTAGAAGCCCATGAAAATCAGCTTGCTGCGCACGGCGCCAAACTTGGCGTTGTGGGAGATTTTCAGCATGCTGTCGTCCGTCAGGGGCTGGCCGGCAGCGATGGCGCTATCTGCAAGATCGAAAAAGCCGGGAATCGAACTCAATGTTAGTTGAGACATTCGTCACCATTCTGGAAACTGGAAAATGGAAGCTGGCAAACGGAGATTGGAAATGGAAATTGGAAAATGGAGAATCGAGGCTGAGGGGTGGAAATCACAGCGGGGAACGAATCCCAGGACCCATTTTCCGATTTCCGTTTTCCAGTTTCCAAAACCATTGTCCACTCTCAAAAGATTGTGTTCCCCGCCGTCCCGTCGCTGTTCTCGCCGCCCGTGCTTGCGGAGGAGATGAACATGTACTGCGCTCGCTGCTGGGTCGAAGCCTGGCTCCAGGGAGGAATATTCTGGGAGGCTGCCGCGATCTGGTAAGGAGGCGAGATACTGATGAAGCGCGTATCAAGCAGAGTGAAATCAACTGTGGCCCGGGCGTAGTTGGGCTGCCGATCGAGCACTTCGCAGACTACATTGTTCAACCCCAGCTTGCCTGATTGAAGGTCCAGGACGTTCGGGTGGCTCAGCCAAACATAGTCGCCTAACTCCACAGGCAGCGTGGCGAGCTGCGCGGTAAGTTTGTAAGTGGGCGGACCGAAAGCGTGTCGGCGAAAGATGCGATCGGAGAGCAAGCGGGAGAGCATCATGCCGCCGCGCGCCACGCGCAAGCCGGTAGACTGAATTTGCTGTTCGAAGACTTGGCGGTAGGTTTGAAGCGAGGTTTGCTGCTCGTAGCTCACTTGGTAGCCGTAAGTGCGTGCCGCCGTCGTGACGCCACCTTGCTGCACGTCCAGTTGAAAAGTGGCCAGGTTGATGATGTTCTGCCGCTGGGTCTGGGGGATTCCCATGATGTTTTTGGCGCTGAAGGCGAAGACGGGCGTCTGCTCGAGGGGCGGCTTCATGGTCTTGAGCGAGAGGTGGCCATCGGCGCGGACAATCCAATAAAGGCCCAGGGGCTTCAAGATTTGCTCTTCGATGAATTGCTTTCCATCTATAGGCCGAGTAATGACAAAATCAAACCAGACGCCTGAGAACTCCCCGTCGCGCAAGGCCAGCAAGCCCGGCACGTCGATATACAGATTGGGATTTATCAGCGTCGGGTCCTGACCCGGCAAATAAATGGCCCAGCCTTCCGGCGGTGGCAAGGGATCATAGTTTTGCTGCGATTCGTACACGGGCACGAGGCTTTGCATCACGTAATTCGAAGTGAGGAGGGCGGGATCCTGGCCCACCCCTAACTCGTTCTGAAGCACCGCAAGAATAATGTCGATAGGATTGCCGGCCACATACCGCGGGTTCTGGTCGCTTACCGCAAAGCCGTTCTCGAGCCAGGATGCTCCCACGGGCTGCTGTGCCGTGGGGCCGCTCGGCGCCCACCAAAGCGGGCCGCCCCGCAGCCAGATCTGCATTCCCTGAATGAAGCGCTGAACGTCCGCGCATTGGATGGTGATGCGTCCGTCCGCGTCCTGGCCAACCTGGGTGATCTGCATGGTTTGCAGGGTAGTGAAGTCGCCCACGGCCATGCCCGGAAATCCTTGCTTGAGCTGAATCACTCTGCCGATCAACACATCCTGAGCTGCCAGTCCCTTGAGCGTGCCGTTGGGGTCGATGCAGGAAATCGTCATGCTGCCCAGCGAGGAGGCTCCTTCCAGCTCATTCACAGATTGGCTTGCCCCCTGGGGGATTTGAAGGTAAGGAATAATGGTTGGAGTATTACCCAAAGTGAGAAGCAAGCCAGGATGCGTCGCGACAAGATAAAACCATGCTGTGGCAGTGAAGGCCGGCCAGACCTCGAACTCATAAGGTAAGTCGCGCGAGGCCAGGGAATACATCAGCAGCGAGCCATCGCCGGTGGTGGAACGCATGGTGCGCTGGCTGGTGATCAGCGTGGTGAGGTAGGCGTCGAGGCTGCCGTAGACGCCCGCAAAATAACTGGATACCCCTGAGACATTGTACAGAGTCAGCAAAGCCAGAAGCATGCTCCAACTCTGTTCTTGCGAGACGCTCAGAGGTGAGCCCGAATAGCCTCCCGGAGAATCGTTGAAAAACTTGAATCCACTGAACGGGGTTAGCTGCTGGTAAGTTTCGTTATAGGAATTAGTCGCCGAGGATAACTGTATCTGCTGATTCTGAAGCCGGAAGTTCTGATCGACGAACTCGAGACATTCGAGTGCCAAGTCGTCACGCCCGATGGCGTGGCAGAAAAGCGCAGCCCAAGTGCCCGCGGCATCGCATGCCTGGCTGGTGTCGAGGCCCGCAGGCGGGGCGGCATCAGTTCCGGCTCCCTGAGCAAAGTGGCCGGGCACGCCGTTGCTGGGGGGAATATAGAGGTTGCCAACAACGTTTGTGGCGATGGTGTTCGACGCGAGGGCAACCTGCGCTGCCGTGGCATTCAGCGCTGCGGCCTGAGCCGGAGTGAGTGTGCCGGTTTTCTGAAGCTGAATCGCTGCAGTGGGCAGCGTTGCGGCGCTGCGCTGGAAAGCAAAATAGAGGTCGATCTGGTGTTCGGTCGAGACGCGACACTGAATGCCAGGCACGAACTGATACCCGGGATTGACATAGGTGCCAAAGCCAAGGTAAAAGAGACCGCCGGTGATATCCCCGGTCCCATATGGAGCAATGCCGTACAACCCCACTCCGTAACCGCCTCCGGTGGTGGATTGAAGGGTCATAAGGAATTCGAGCATGCGCTGGAGATAGAGAGCCGGGCTGTAATCTTGGGTGAGCTGCATGTAGATGCAGTAGGCATAGCACACCCATGCCATGGCCCCGGCACGGATGTAAGCCTGATCCGCTAGGCCGTTGTAAGTGTCGTAACTGAAGGCGAGAGAATTGGCCGTTAGGACATTTCCGGCGGAGAAGTTATCGAAGTACATATCGCCCGCCGCCGTCAGCGCAACCACAAAACTATTGATCGAAGTGAGCGTGTCACCGGCGAGTGTCGAGACCACGCCGGCCACGTTCACCAGTTCGAAACGGTAGATGCCGCTCCCTGGACCGACGGCGATGGTGATCACGGTTCCGTTCAGAACCGCCGGCGCCGGAGTCCCTGAGGTTACCTGGACACTCGTCACCTTTCCCGCGGCCGTGGTGACGCCGATGGCAAAATTAAAGGTGACGGCCTGGACTTCTTTGTGCTGGAACTGGACCTGTGTGTCCGTGATATCTGGTAGTCCAGTGCCGCAGTAAGTGAAGGTGTCATTGGCAGACAACGCGTGGAAATCCACCACCAAACCGTCACCGTATGGCGGCTGCGTGGGATCGTTTATATCAGTTACTGAATCTGCGGGGTTGCTCTTCGTCCAGCGCGTCGTCGAGTGTCCGTCTTCACCATTCTCGAAGATAATCACGGGCAGATAGCCGGGGGTGTCCAGAATTTCTTCAAGCTGCTCGATGATGCGCGCCGCTGCCACAAAGTTCCCCGAGGCCGTGAACGCGATGATCGCCAGCGCGCAATCGTAGATGCAGCTGCGGTTTTGGAGGGCGGCCCCGTTGGTTATCGTGGGATCGGGGAGGTAGAGCGGGTCGGACGTGGGAACAACATAGCTGAGCGGCAAGGTGGGGAATGCCCAGTCGGCCGCGAGCGAAGTGCAAACCTGTGTGGGACCCTTCACAGGATCGTTGTACATCACGTGCACGGTTGGCGTGCCGGGATTAAGCGGATGACTCGAGCCACAGCGGGCGTGGTAATCGTCCTGTACGATAATCGGGATGTTATCTTCCTGGAGGTATTCAACGTCCGTCTTGGCGTAGATTCGCGCGAAATAATCTGTCAGCTTATAGCCAACTCCTGTATTCGAGTGGCACAGCCAGCCGGCTGGCAGGGATGCGCCCGACCAGCCCGGCGCCGGCTGTGGGACGCTGGTTGGGTAGAGCACCGCGATGATCAGTCCCGGATAGGGCACCTGCGCGCCCCAATAACCGTAAAGTCCTTGCTGGACCAGAAGCGATTGAAATTGCGAAGGTGCGGGGTATTGCCCTTCCAGCGGCCCTGACGTGTAAGGGCCAGTACCGACCGCTGATCCCTGGTAATAAAAGATGTCTGTTTGAGCGAAGAGGTCGATGCGATAGTTCGTCATCACTTGCTGGGGGTTGAACAGGTAGCCGTTGATCGTCAGCCCCGGCAGCACTGGATAAGTGACGCCGTTGATCACGCAGCCATTGGGGCTGTCAGCACACATTTGCTGGTAATAGGCGCTGATCTCGACAGCCGTGACAGGAAGCACTGGCGGTAAAAGGGGCCCGTAAGGAAGTGGGATGGGCGAGAGGTCAATAGGGCAACCGTCCGGACCAAGCTGGTCGTCCATCCCCAGCATTAATATGGTGGGCGGGATCATGACGATGGTCTCGCAAGCGGTCTGCGCAAACTGACTTAGGTCATTCTGCGAAACAATGCCGCATTCGATAAAGGGCGGGGTCGTCGGGACGCATGGGGCGCCCGGCCATGCGGTTACTGGAAAGCCGGTCTCCAGCGCGTTCGCGTCCCAACCTTGAACCAGCTTTTCCTGCTGCGCATAGAGCCAGGCGAGCGACTGGGCAACGTCGCCGTAAAGATCGCCTGGATAATATTGTGAGACCGTTGCCATTTTCTAAATCCAGGATTTAGCATCCAGGATTCGGGATTCAGCAGGAACCAAGTGAGTTCTCCGTTTGAATCCTGAATCCCGAATCCTTAATCCTTTCTACGTTCCGTAACCGCCAACGCCGTACAGCGTGACACCATACCCGCTGAGGGTTATCGCGACGTTAGCCGTTACAGAAAAGCTCGCGATGGCGATGGCGAAGTCCGGAATCTCGACTAAGTAGTAGGGCTGCTTCTGCGCTTGCGCCAAGGCTTGCGCCCAAGTTTGGTTTCCTTGAATCATAACTTCGTCCGAAGATCGGGTGATCGGGAGATCGGGTGATCGGATGAACGCAAAACCCGATACTCGAAATTCGAAACTCGAAAATCGGAAGTCCGTAACGGCGAATTTCGAGTTTCGAATTTCGATTTTCGGCCATTCATCCAGTCACCCGATCTCCCGATCACCGGATTCATGTGACCACTTGCCTGAACTTCAACTTAAAAGAATACTGTCCCGGCGCTTTATAGCCCGCCGTCCAATTGGTGTCCTCGAGCCAGTAGTTGGTAAATGCCGGCTGGGAGGCGTCCGGATAGTAGCCGAACTGCCCGCCGCTGAGCGCAAATTGCATGAACTGATTCCAAGCCTGTACGTCTGCGCCGACGGTTACCCACTCCATTTCCAACTCGAGGAAGGTGTCAATCCGTTCAAGCACGGCCTCGCGCACACCGGCGCTCGAAATGTTATCGTGCCGGACCGCGCTGTAATCGTAAGCCGGTACCTTACGTGGGGGATGCAGAAACGCCAGAGTCACTGGGCCGATTCCCGGATCGTAAATAATCTGTGGGTATGCCATAAAGTCTAAAGTGTGAAGGATAAAGTCTAGAGACCGCCCTCTTGGCCTTGCCTCCGTCCTTGCTCTTTCACGTTTTGTCCTTCCTTTTTCAGCCTTTAGCCTTCATCCTTGAACCTTTCCCTCAACCCGCCGCATACGGTGACTTCTGCACCGTTGTGGCGTTCAGCGGCACGCCACGCTGCACAGCCGTGTTCAGCGTGGTGGCGAGCCATTGGCCGGCTTGCGCATCACCTACCACCATGACAGTCAGGTTGCCGCTAGGGGGATTCAGCGCGCCGGCCGCGCCTGGGGCAAGACCGTAGGTTCCCATTTGCGGAGTGCTTCCATATCCGCCCCCACTGGAGCGGCTGGCTGACTCGCGGTTGGTGCTGGCGCTTTTGCCTCCAGGCATCGCCGCGGCCGCTGCGCCTGCCACTCCGGCAATGGCGCCCCACTCCGCCGCCGCTTCAAAATCTGTGGCCGCCGCCGCCGCCGCGTCGGGATCACCGAAGAAGATTGATTGTGCGAGAAACCAAAGACCCTGCGCCAAAGCATTAAGCGCGTTGACGCCCGCCTGCTCCGAAACGGAGGCCAGGGCGGCCTTCGCGGCCTGTTCCATCGCTTTGCCGACATTATCTCCGTAGACTGAAGCTGCGATCCCCGCCGCCGTCATGGCATCGGCGGTAGCCATGAATGCCCCGCTGGCTACCATCTGAAAGTTCTGCATGGCGCTTTGAGCCGCGTTGATCGACTGCGTCGCTTCGCTCGCCCAAGTCTGCATGCTCGGCGCCAGTTGGTTTGTCATATCCTCGGAAACCTGCCGGGCCAGACTATCGAACTCTTGAAGTGGCGCGACGATCTCCCGATTCAGGTCGACCATCGAGTTTGACCGCGTTCCCGTTGTGCCCGGCGCGCTTCCCCTGCCTTTGGATTTGTCAGTGGCCATTTTCAGTTCTCGGTTCTCAGTTATAAGTTTTCAGTTCAAAACCTAGAATTCCGCGCCCTCTCCCTGGGGAGAGGGTGTCCCGCTGCCGGCGCGTTCATCAGCCCGTCAGCTGACGGGGACGGGTGAGGGGTCGCTTCAAGGACCATCGATCCGTCACGGTCGTCGGTTCCCAGAAAGCGGTTCTTACTGAGAGCTGACGACTGACAACTGACAAACTCACCAAAAGATGTTCTTGGCCTTTCTCTCATCTGCGCGATCCGTGTCATCTGCGGATACCAGCGTCTGCGTGGCGGCTTCGTCAATTCTCCAATGTGCCACGGCCTGGAAAAGCATCTCACTCGGTGTTTTGCCGTACATCCGTCCCATCGCAGCCGCTTCCCTCAATAAGTCCCGACTCGACGCGAGGAAAGGACTCCAGATCCTGGCCGTTTGCCAGGACCTGGCCTCGCAGGTACTTCAAAATAAACTCCGCGTCCTCTCCAGGGAGCCAGTTGGGATCGAACTGCGTTGCGCCTGGCTCGAGAGAGGGCTTCGGGTCAACGAAGGCCTCACAGAGCATCTGCCGGTCCTCGTGAACAAGCAAAAGTGTTTCCTCGGCGGTCAGGTCCGTCCGCACACCGACGCCGACCAGATCCAGCTTCTCGCGTAACTCCGGAGGCCACCCGCTGCGGCGCAACGCCCAATAGAACTTTGTGGGTCGTCGAAGCATCACCGCGTAACCACTCACGGGTAATACCACGCGCCTTGCTTCTTCGAAGGCACTCTCTTCGGCCAGCTTGCGGAAGTCAGCGGCCGTTGCGATTCCGTTTCCAGTTGTCATAGCAACCTACCATCGAGAAACCCGTGATCGGGAAAAACTCTTGTCATTTCTGGTGCCCCGAGTTAGAAGTTCGTTGAAGAATTCAGCCCGCCAGTGGACGGGCGGCAGACTGTAGTCCGTCAACCGACGGACGGGGCGAGGGCCATCTGACCCAGGGCTCACGCCCTGGGCTACTCTATGCCGCCCCTGAAGGGGCTCTAAGAAGCGGTCGCACATAAGAAAAACTCTCTTGACGAACTTCTGACTCAGGACACGAGCTGTTCAAACCGTCAATTCAGCAGCCGATATAACTTCAGTTCATCCTCCCAACACTCGGCTTGAAGCGCCCGAAGGATGGCTTCTGCCGTCGCCACTGTGACGAGTTCTTCCACTACTGCGGCCTGGGGAGGCTTCGCCTGCGCCAGCCCATCGAGGCCAATGAAAATACTCAGCTCATCCACTTGGACCTTCATTGTTTCCATCCTCCCGATCCGCTGGCCGGTGTCAGGGCGAGAGCGAGCGAAGCAATCGATTGTCCCGATCGCAACGGGGAAAATCGAAGTCGACTACCGTTCACCCAATCACCCCTTCACCGAATCAACCGATCATCGGTCAGACTTGTCTCCACACCATTCCCACCTGGTCCCCCGCCGGACGGGTGGAATCCGCGATACCCTTGAACTTCACTCCGAAAGTAGTTTCTTTCCCGCGCTGGAAGGGAAGCTTGACGGCCTCTGCCTGGTAAGCTTGGTAAAGGTGTGAGACCACGAACTTGCCCGTGGCGTCTCGCCGCGGAGAGATTACTGCGACGCCGAACTTGGGCACCGGGATGATGCCTCCGAAAGTGATCTGCTCATACGCCTGTGCACCGGCAGGCTGGTTGGCGTCCGTACCCGTCGAGAAGGTGCCGGGAGGAAAGAAGCTGATCAAGTTGGCCAGATTCGACTGCTTGATGGTAACGTCAATCTCGTAGGCATCGGAGGTCATCACGACATCGACGGGCGATGCCACCTGGTCGGCTGCAATCTCTTGATACTTGGGCGTCATGGTGGAAGTGATCGCCCCCTCCGTCGCACCAGCAAAGTAAGCGCCGTAGGGCCCGACAAACAGCCAGGCAGCCCCTCCATCGCTGAGGGCCGGGCCGGGAGCGCTGGGCCAGGACGGTGCGGAGGAGCCGGAAGTCCCGGCCGCCAGGCAGAGTTCTGTATTGTTGTTCGCGTCTTTGATCATCTGGCTGAGCACGTAGGCAGTCGTTGCAGCCCAGGACCCGAGTCCGGTGGCCTGCGTGGGCGAACCGTCCGCCCCGATAACCATCCGGTTTCCGTGGGCAGGTTCAGGCACGTACAGCCACAACCGGCCCGGGCCTTGATGAATTGCTGTCGGCGATAAACTTGGAGCCATGTTCTCTCCTCAATCGGGTGATCGGGTGATCGTTCGGACAATTTGTGATTGGCGATTGGTGATTGGTGCGTGAAACGCCCAATTACAAATCAGAAATCACAAATCATAAATAATTCACCCGTTCACCCGATTCATTAGTTTTCCTCGATCTCCGCCAGGATCGACATCGTTGCTGCCATAACAAACCCGCTTTGGGCTGCGCGGCGAATTTCCTCAAAGGTATGGCGCTCGGCAAAAAGCCTAGTGAGTTTTCCGCTTGCCAATCCTGGCGAAAGTGCGCCCTGCGGAAAAGGCGGAAAAGGCAAGGGAAGATTCGTGAGCAGAAAATCGCCCGGTGTCAATTCCCAAAGCGAATCGAGAATTGCACGGAAAGCACGCACGTAATCCTGGATTAGTTCGGCCAAGGCATTGCGGTCCTGATGCGCCACTGTAACGACGCAGGTGAGCCCGATGGTCTGGTGCAGGGTAAAGTTTGCCTGTTCTTCGACGGCCAGCGTATCGGGAGTCAGCAGAAGCGCTGGGAACTGCTGCACGGGAAGCGACGCCAGATCGTACTCGGCGAAGGGCGCGTAACTCCCAGGTACGCCCGCGACAAAATCCAGCGCCGCCTGAATGTCGCGATTGATCACCGCCAGGAGTTGCCTTACCACCTGCTTCGATAAGCCCGCGTTGTAGTATGAGGTCCACATCAAAACACTTGATCCTTGCTGAAGGATTTATTCTCACCGCGTTCCGGGGCGGTGGAGCGGTCTGTCTCGCCGCCCGCCGTACCGCCCAGCGTGGGCTCGATCTCGACCGTCCTGGCAAGCTGGCTAAAGAACTTGTCGTAGAGACCTTGCTTGATCTCTGCAATTTGCAGCTCGTACGACTTCCGCCGCTGAGTGGCCTCGGACTCTTCGCCCGCTTGCAGCGAGACATTTCCTTGCAACGCGTCGGCGACGTCCGCAATGGCCCCGTCGCGATTAAGCGCCCGAAGGAAGTTCGCCTGGTCGGTCGTCAGCGCCATTGCGTCGGGATCTATGCCCCGCGCGTAAAGCGCGGAGCGGATGCGCGCCTTGCGGTCGTCGATCCAGTCCTGGATCTGGGTGTCCTGAATCGAATTGGCAGCATTCCGCACGAAACGTGGAAACGCTGTACAAACGTCATCAACGGTGCAGTAGCTCATAAGAGGATTCTGGATTCAGGATCCTGGTGTCAGGACCAGGTCGCGCCACAATCTGATCGATGCGGCTTGCCCCTGAATCCCGAATCCTGAATCCTGAATCCTTCCTTTCAGTATTCAACATAGATGTTGCACGACGTTCCCGTGCCCGACCCGACGCCAACGTAGATGTTGGTGCTGTCGGCAGCCTGATACTCGTAAAAATTGTTGCTCGAGCTCGGCTCGATCGAGACGGTGAGTGGCGTGACGGCGTTCCCTTTGCCATCGTTCAGGCCGTGGGGCACGCTATTGTTTGCGCCGGCCGTAAGTCCGATTACGGTGAGTTTGGCGTTCTTAATGAAGGGACCGGCCAAACTTTCTTCGATGAACTGCTCTGTCAGTGAAACGCTGACTGCCATAGAACCTCCGGTAGCGCGGAACTCCGTTTGGGGTCTCCGCGGGTCTTTGAACTTGTGTAGGGGATACGCTGACGGCCCCTACATTCGGATTGCCTGACTGCTTGCTACTTCGTTTTGCCCGGCGCGGTCGTGGGAGTTGCTGGAAGCCCTTTCGCGCTGGCTACCGGTGCGGGTGCTTCAACTGCACTGATCGCCTCCCGCGCGGCATATTTGAATTTCACGAAGATCTTCGCCAGTTCTTCGTCCAGCACCACTACACCGCGTTCAAACCGCTTGCCATCGTGCTCGATTGGATTCAGAATCTCGATTTTCATGTTTCCTCTGGTAGCGCGGACCGCCGGTTTTGCGGTCCGCGGTTTTTCGAACGGTTTGGGACCAGCCGCAGACTACAAAACCGGCAGTCTGCGCTAACCCTGGCTACTGGGCCGCTCTAAACGCAGTTCAGCCACAGGTACGCCGCCGCGGACGCCACGAGCTGTTGGGCGTAGTACTTCTTAACACGCAGGAAATCCGATTCCAGCGAAGCTTCGCGCCATCTCAGAACTCCGCTGCGCTTCGCCCAGAAGAAGGTGTAGCCCAGGCTGGGCACACGAAGGCCGGGCCGGGGCGGGCGGTAAAACAGCAGGGCATTATTGGCCATAAGGTAGCCCAAGTTGTCCGCTTCGCCTTCATTCGAGGTCTGGTAGATTGCGGCTGAGACCAGCACTTTGTCGACTTTGAAGACCCGCGCCAGGTCCTGCTCGTCGAGCTGGTTTCTGGCGCCGTTGGCGGTATACTTCACGCGATCCAGGATGCGGGGGTGATTGGCGAGCGCATCGACCACCGACTGGGCGAGCAAGAGATAGTTGGGGAAATCTCCGATCTGCTGCTGCACTGTGCGGCGCGCCGCCAGAACGACGCTGACCGGGTCTGAATTGACGTAATCCGACCACTTCGAAGTTCCGGAGAGAGTGAGGTTCTGGGTTATGTTGGTGGGCGTTAGGATGTTGTTGAAGAGATTGATTTCTTCGTTGAGCGCGATGATGTTGGTGAGCTTCTCGGTCTTTTCGATTTCGATCTGTGCGCTCGGGTCCGCCTGTTCGCGCTCGTCGTCAGTGATGGAGTCCTCGAGGGCGTGTCCATCGGCCATGTAGAATCCACGCGCGTCCAGATCGACTTCGATCTGCTGCGCCCGCTGGCCGGCCGCGTAAGCATCCTTATACGCGCGAAAGTGCTGCTTGGAAAACTTGAAGAACACGTCATTCTTCTTCAGGACGGGCACGACTGGCAGCACTTCCTCCGCAACAAAAGCCTGGTTGCGATAGGCGATGCTGATCTGGGTTAGCGCCTCGTCAACGTGAATCTGGTTGAGACTGGGCATTAGTTATCCTCCAAGTGGCTAGTGGCTAGTGCCTAGTGCCTAGTGTCCACGGGATGGTCGTTCTCCGCTAGGCACTAAGCACCAGGCACTGCAGTTTCTCGGCTCGGAGTTATCCAGGGCACCACCGCGAGCGGACGATCCAGGCGAACGCCCTGGCGGACGCCCGAGAAAGGTGTCAGGTGCCAGGTTTCAGGTGCCAGAGCACCCGCGACGAGCTCGTGGGGATGCCGCCGACGGGGCCCCGACCCCTGAAACCTGACACCCGACACCTTGGTTACATTTTGTAAGTAAAGGGCATCACCAGCACGCGGATCACGTCGCCGGGGTTGACGGCTGCGTCGATGGCGATGCCGACCACGTTGATGTACGTGCCGACGGCTTCGCTGACCGCTTTCACCTGGCCTTGCACGTTGGCGATGTTCACATTAGCGCCGCGCGAAATCGCTCCGGACGCCACCACCCGCGAGATCCCGAAGATGCGGGTGCGGATGTTGCGCCCCAGTCCGCTCGCCGGAACGGAATTGGTGGGCCAGGCGGCGCCGCTGGTAAGCGTGTACAGGCCGCCGGAATAGTCGGCCATGGCGTCCGGCAAAATGGATTCCTGCGCCACGCCCAAGAACGGCGCGTTGGCCCCGCTCGGCACGTTGCACCCGTCGGCAGAGACCGTGGAATCCGCTGCCAGGCAGGTGAACTTGCCGACTTGGATGTTGTAATTCAAATGGTAGCTTTGGTCGATCGCAGTGATGTCACTCATTCGTTTTTCCTCCGTAGCGCCGACCTTTAGGCCGGCATCCTGATTGTTGCTGACCCTTCGCTCCGCTCGGGGCAGGCTCTGAAGGTCAGCGCTACATGTTCGGCTCTGGTAGTCGGGAGATCGGCAGTTGATAGCTGAGAGCTGGCTGCTCGATCTCCCGATCCGCGGTTAAGGCGTCGGCACCGGGGCCGATGTGGTTCCCGTGGGGTTCACCACCGGCCTACCGGTCGCCATGTTGGACAGTACGGCGGTGATGGCAGCGGTCACGGCCTGGGTGATTTTGGCCAAGTCGTCATCGCCGATCACGCTGCTGGTTGCCTGCTCCTGCCACTGGTCGGCTAGGGCCAGTTCAGCGTGGCGAAGACCCTGTTGTGCAACAGCATGAGCTACCCCGACCGCGTTGAGCAGCGCGATATTAGCGGCGTTTTGCGCGTCGGTCAGAATCTTGGTCTGCGACGCCAAGGCCGTGTCAAACATCAACTTCACGTTCGCCGGCCAAGCCCCTCCGAGGCACGTCTCGGGCGGCGAATACGGTGTATTTACGGTTCCATCGGACATGATTTTTTCTCCTTCTCCTCCCTGTACCGTCTGGTACAGGGCTCCGCCCCGGACCGGACGGTCCGGGGCTCCGCGCGTAAGAGGCGCGGATCCCCTATTTGATCCGGTGATCGGGTGATCGCGAGATCGGGTGAACCATTTGCGATTTGTGATTTCTGATTTGCGATATCGTTCTTCGATCAGCAATCGCCAATCAGAACGTGTTCATCCGATCACCCGATTTTGTTATTCTTCTTCTTCTGCTGCTGCCTCGACGGCGGTAACAATCTCTTCCGAGTACAGCCGCCAGAGTTCCGGGTTGCGCTTGGTCACATCAGAGAGCGCCGCGCTGAGGGAGCACTTATTCTCTTTGGCGTAGGCGTTCACTTCCGCCATCAGGGCCTGTTGCGCGGTGGGCTGTTCGCCGCCGCCCGCGTGGCCATGACTGCGGAGGTCAACCACCGGCCGAGAGTGCTCGACCAGCGCGCTAAACACCGCCGCATCGGAGAGCGCCAGCTTCAGCGCCTGAGCGCGGTTTTTGGGCAGCACCTTACCCGCTTTCACGGCCGCGTCCACTCTGCGTTCGGCTTCTTGAGCTCGCAGTACGGTGGAAAAACTAACCCGCCCCGCGTCCGCCAGCTTGCCGGCTTCCAGCAGGTTCATCCGGCCGTCGTGGATGCTTTCGGAGAGGGCGGCGAAATGATCCAGCGGGGCTTCGAACCCGCGCCTCACCAGGGCGGCGATATCCACCATCGACAACCCTGGCAGCCCGATTTCAGACGCGAAAACCTCCGCCAGTTTCTTGGCGTCTTCGCCGTCGCCGTGTTTGGTTTCCCAACCTTCGGCGCCGTCCGCAACGCCGATCAATTCCTCACCGTCGAAGACTCCAATCTTGCCTTTCAGTTCCGGCTCGAGGCCATGCTTTTCGATGTGTTCGTCGGTGAGGCACTTCAATTTCAGAGTTTTTGCCATTTCCTTCTCCTTTTCTAACGGTGACGAGTGACGAGTGACGAGTGAGGAGCTTGTGGTTCCCGGCTTCTGACTTCTGGCTCCCGGCTCCCGCACTTCTGTTTTCCCGATCATCCCATCACCCGATTTTCCGAATCCTGAATCCCGAGTCCTGAATCCCGGATCCTGGTTGACAGGCGCGGGAAGGTGGAGTTGGCCCAGACTCACAAACGTCCTCGTACCGTCCACTTCACACAAGTGAATCTCGGGCATCTCTTCCAAGAACGGCTTATTCACCAGGGCCACACTAGTGAGAACAGTTCCAGCGACCTTCCCTGTCACCTTGTCCTTTGCGCCCCACCGGATGGCCGGGGAAATGTAGCGATACTCCTTCGCTGCGATAAGCTGCCGCGCCCTGTCCGTAGGCTCGTACCAGCCCCACAGGATGTGGCGGATCTGGTGATCTGGTGATCGGGTGATCGGGTGAGCAATCGGGCGATCCGGTGATCCGCTGATCGGGCGAACATTCGAATTGCTCAAGCGGGTTGTTTGTTGTTCACCCGATCTCTCGATCTTTCGATCTCCCGATCCATTGAATTTCTCCGGATCATCCAACTTCACGATCCTGCCGGCCGACAACACCGGCCCACCGGTTCCAAAAGGCACTTCCGAGGCGTGCTCGTAATCGACGTTGATTTCCCGCGTCGGCTTGTTGCGAAAGTTCTCCCGGATTTCCTTCAGATCGTCGACTCCAATCGAGAATTCCTTTTCCGCGCCTTTCCATTGGCCAGTCACGGCAATTGGAATCCGAATCAGGCCCGCGCCCGGCGGCTCAGAAAGCATCACCACGAATCGCGGCCCATCGGGATTGACGGCGGTCGAATGACGATGGTCGATTGCAGATGGATGAGTGCCGGTTGCAGCGTGTGGGTAGTCCGTCGTCGATCGTTGATTGCCGATTGTCGATGGACGCGGGTCGATTGCTGTTCTGGAATTTTGAATTCGGATTCTGGAATTCTCGCCATCTGCCCATGTGCCCATCTGCCCATCTGCCAATCTCACCATCTCCCCATCTGCCCCCTGCGCGTTCGGTTCGTCCATCCCCTCGACCCTATAGAGCGTCCTGAGCTTCTTGACCGCCGCGATCTTTCCCAGCCCTTCGTACCTGATTCCGCGATATCCGCCGTGCAACACGGCCCAGGCGACGCTCATAAGGTCGTGGTTGAGCGGTCCGTCCGCGGTATCACGCACGGGCATATGGCCTCTTCCGTCCGCATCAACGATCAAGTACTGCTTCAAGGTGGCACGTTCTGCCATAGTCAATCTCCATTTGCGATTGCCGATCGGAGCCGAATCGCAAATCACAGTTCTCAAACCTCGAATTCCAAATTTCAAATCTCAATCTCAAATCTCAAATTTCAGATCCTTGCTACCTGTAGATCACGTTAATACTCACCGGTGCGGCCGTTCCGTAACTCGAGCAGGAAAAGGTAAACTCCGTCACTTGTCCAAACCCCAGCGCCGCCGTCGGGCTTGCAGTCGAAGTCGTCACGGAGCTTGTCCCGAGTTGCTCAATGAGGGTCCAAGCGTTGAGGGTACCTGTCGTTGCCGTCACCGTTACCGGAGACCCGAAGGAAAGGTAGTTCACGCCGTCGTAGCTGGTCTTGGCTTGCACCGCGCAACTTGTGTAAGTGCCGCTCACCGTGCCAAAGGTCCAAAGAACCTGGGCCTCGTGCGCACTCGTGGTAGGAGTGGCGCTGGTGGTTGCCACGGCGCTCGTTATCGTAATCCCTGGCGTATCCGTCACTACACCCACCGGACGCGGCTGTACGTTCGCCGCCGGCGCCGCCTTCACGGAATATGCAGCCGGGATTACGCAGTAGGCAGCCAGCAGTAAGATCAGCGTCGCCATAAGCGGCAGTGCGAGGCTCGATCGCTGCCAAAAGCTGAAACCTGGGTCCTGAATCCTGTTGTTCATTTCACCAATCTCCTTCAAACGCAAATCACCAATCACAAATCACCAACTCGGTTCACGTTCCCTTACTCCACCACCCGCAGCGTCACGTCTTCCTGGTGCTTCTCCCCGATCGACGAAACGACTTGAACGGAGATCAGGTGTGTCTCCCCAGCCACTCCTCCCGTCACTTCGAACACCAACGCCGTGCCGGAAGAAGAAATCGACGGCGCGGGTGCGGCGGCGATGACCTCGGCCGTCGAATTCGCCTGGGTCAGATTACTGATGGCCGTTACCGCAGCGATGGTGGTGACGGTGTTCCCTGTTCCGAGGTGCGCGCTGAAATCGAGCGAAACCGCGAATTGTTCGTACGGAGACTTATAGATCGTCATGTTCAGTATCCGAAAATCGAATATCGAAAATCGAAACCCGTCGGGCCGGCGCAGAGCGGAGCTCTGCGGTTCAACCTTCTAATCCCTGCCAGCGGCCGAGCTTCGCTCCCGGCCAGCCGGGGTCTCCGGCTGAATGGGCGCATCGCTTTCGACCGTTTCTTGAATGCGCTCCTGCACTGGCGCGTAGCGGGTGCGCGGCGTCTTCGACTTCAGCGGCAAGCCGCACTTTTTGCGAATCCAGTTCTCCGTGTCGTTGTCCGGTTGCAGCAGGTCCACGTCGAATCTCCCTACGTCCTTGGCCACTTCGAGCAGTTCGAGCGGGTTAACCACCAGGATGTTCGAGGTGATGAGGCGAGGGTAGGGAAGCCGCCGGCCCGGCTGCGGCGTATAGTTGTAATTCACCAGGCGCCGGATGCTGGTGTTGGAGATGGTCTCGTCGATCTTGCGCGAAATTGCCTCGAGCGAGAGATAGAAGAAGTCGCGCATTGACCCGCCCAGGGCGCGCGAGCCGGTTTGCGTCGTCCCCAGGGTCAGGAAGTTTGCCAACACTGAGCGCATGATCATTTCGCTGTGGTGCTGGATCGAGGCCTGCGGGTCGCGCACGCGCCCGGACACTCCCGTCAGAGCGAAATCCCACCCATTCGGCAAGGAGAGTCCGGTGCTCTCGTGCGCGGCCAGCATTTGCACCCAGTTCTGCGACGCCTTGCGGTCTTCCGCGGAAACGTTGGCGCCCTGCTTGATGGTGGGCACGCCCAGGCCGTTCCGCTTGATCGAGATCGCGTCGATGCGGTAGATCTGGCTTTTCATGTACCAGTGTTGATAGGCCGCGCGCAGCACGGAGCGCCCGTAGAAGTACGCTCCCTCCATGTCGTTCACAAAGTAGGCGAGTTTTTCGGCGGGGACCAGCACATTAACGAAGTTGTTTCCGCGATATCCATACTGCTCCAGGAAGAGCAGCGACTCCCCGTCTTCATCGACGTGATACCGATAGAAGGTGTAAGGGAGGCGTGGCGCGAGTTTGCGCAGCCGGACTTTGTCACCATCGATGTGCCATAAGTCTTCGTGCGCGGCACAGCCGAAATCCAAACAAAGTAGCGCATTTTCTTTCACCGTTTCAAAGTTTTGAGTTACCCAGCAGCCCGTGCTGGTGGGCGATTCGAGTCCTATAAAAAGGTTGTCCCGGACTTCCTCGGCAATCTGTTTTGCCAGGGCAAAGCCCGGCTCGTTTTCTTTGAGGCCGGGCACGATCTGGTAGTCTGCGGCCCGGATGGGCAGCTTGCAGGCGAGCAATGCCGCCCTCACATCCGCATCCGAGCGCCGCATCTTTTCGTAAATCAGGAAGGCATTGCGGCCTTCTAAGACGGCGTTGTACTCGCCCAGGTCTCTGATGAAACCAGCGAAATTGGCGGTGCCGACGGCGCCGCGTAAGGAGGTTTCGGGTGCGAGGCGCCGGGAGTCAAGGACGCCACCTCCCCTCGGAGAGGTGGGGGGAGGTGCCGCCTCGGGGACTGCTCCGCCGCCCGGCGCGGCCGCGGGATTCAGTCCCACATCGTTGCCGATCGGCCCCCCGGGGAACAAAGTCACCATCGGGTAGCTTGTTTGCGGCGTTACGATCTGGCGAACTGTTTCAAACCAACTCATCGTTTTTTCATTTCCGATTGGCAATCGGTGATTGCAATTGCTCAATCACAAATCACAAATCACAAATCGCAAATTCAAAATTCCGCCGGCAGCACTGCTGGCCTAAAGCCCGGCGCTACGGCTAAAACACGGACGGCAGCGGCGCGGGCATCCACACGGACGCGCGTGGCGTTCCCACAATCGCCCCGTCGCTCAAGCTGGAAGCGACGGGCTGTTCGGCCGCGAGGTCGGCAAGGGCTTTGGCCCAGAATTCATCCGCGTGCCCCTGGTCCGTACGCTCGGCATCAAAGCGGGTGTTGCCCGAGAGCGTGACGAGCTTCTTCACCGCGCTAAAGGCGCGAGCGATTTGCGGCGCATCCGGGATAAGATCCAGCCGCTGTTCCATGCGCCGCCGGACGCGATACGCCATGTCTTCTTTTACCGCCGCCGTAAACGTCACCGGCTCGACGCGCGGACCAAATTCCTGCTGCAACGATTCCGCCAGCGGCGCGCCCATGCCCGTGGAGTCAATGCAGGCGCGCCGAATCAGATATTCCCCCGCCGACTGTGGGGGGAGGGCTTGCCGTCCCTCGGGGACCCCAAGGGGCCCCCCTACACGTCGCAAGGAGAGAATCTCCCGAGCGAAGGCAAGCTGCTCGGCGAACGGTGTATTCGAAAACGTGCGAACCATGCGCGTCACGGCGACCCGACAGGCGCCAGGTGTCAGGTTTCGGGTGTCAGGGACCAGACCCTCCGTGCTTTGCGACTGGTACCTGGAATCTGACACCTGACACCCGGCACCTGACACCTGTACTGCGTCCACCCAAAAAACCGTCCGGTCGTGGCGCCGGCCGATATCGATGCCCATGTAAAAGTCCGCAGGTAGGGGTGCATGACCATGCGATTCCACAAGCGCATGGTCACTCCCCGTGGTTGGAGGTACGGGACCTTGCGCTCCTACGTGAAAACTCGCTGATTCCCAACTGGGGCGGGGCGCCCCGAGGCCAGGAACTGAAGAGGACAGTCCGCGCTGGCCTCGGCGCTGACGCACTGGGCGATGAGTGCGGGTGGGATAAAATTTTCCGCGGTCGAGACGAACTGGCAGCAGTATTCCTGTTGCCAGGAAGTTTCGTCGTCACAACCCGCGCGGAGCAGTTGCAAGTCGATGTTGAGCCCCTGGCGGATGGCCTCGTAAATGTCCACGCAATGGGCGGACCACACCAGGCGATCGGATGATCGGGTGATCGGGTGATCGGGTGAAACAATGATCGGGTGAACAGAAGAATCTAAGTTCGAGAGCCGGAATTCGTCGCGGATTTCCAATTTCGACTGTTCTCCCGATCTCCCGATCTCCCGATCACCCGATTCCGTCAATCCTGCCGCTTTCGCCAGTTCGTAAAACTTCCCTTGCTGCCCGTTGGGCGTCGAGATGACTTCCAGGCCATACCCGCGCGTGATGGTAGGGAAGAGGGCGGTATAAATCTTGTCAGCGTCTGCATGGAAAGCGAACTCATCCAAAGTGACGTTGCCCGAGTAGCCGCGCGCGGTGTCAGGGTTGGCGGGAAGGCCGTAGATGACCGATCCGTTGGCGAAGCGGACTTCCAACTGTTTAATCAGCGTGCCTTCGAAAAAGCTCGATTCGCAGGCCCGCGCCAGAATCCCGCAAGATTTAATGTGCTCCTGGACTTTTTCCATCAGCAACCGCGATTGCCGCTCGCCTTTGGAAAGGAATATCCAGGTTGTCTTTTTCTTCAGGCATTCGAGCAGAGCGCGAATCGAGGCGGCGAAGGAATAGCCGATCTGACGAGCCTTCACCACGATCTTGAGGTGTGAATCATCCTCAACCCAGCGGCGCTGATAAGGAAGCAATTGCAGAACCGGAGCTAAGGAAGGCAGGACGGTCACATCTTCTCTTGCATCTCTCGAAGCACGACTGTCACCCTGGCAGAGGATTCCATGATCCTCCGGCTCACCACCTGGCATGGAAACGATTCCCCTCCTTGCTAAGGAGGGGTCAGGGGTGGTTGGTGGTGTCGCGGTGCTCGCACCCACCACCCCCAACCCCTCCTCCAACTGAGGAGGGAAGTCATTTTCGGGGGAGCGAAGGATGACAGGCTTCGTGTTTCTCAACCGTCGCCTCGCAGTCGGGTCCTGTCGAGTGTCGCCCGTCAACGGTCGAGTGTCGACGGTCGACTTTCGAATTTTGACTTTCGACTTTCGACTGCTTTGCGGCTTGTTACGCTTTCGCGGCATCGCCACGTCCCCCATTGAGCACCGGCTGACAAGTCAGTCCGTAGATCTGCTGAATTCTCTGCAGCATCGCCGGCCCCAGGGGTTCGCCGGACTGCTGTCGCTTGGCATCCTGCTGCAGCGTCCCAATCTCTTCCCTGAGCTTCTGCTGCGTCAGCACGAGAGTGCGCATTCTCTCTTCCGTAAATCTAAGGGCCTGCCGGGCCTTGTCCCTCTGCACGACGAGGAGTTTGTGCTTGAGGTTCAGATTGGCGCGCTCCATGCGGGCGTGCTCAGCATCCTTGGGCGTAATCGGCGGGGCGTCCTGGTAGAGGTTCAAGTAGCCGGTCAGGAACGCGGCTTTTGCCAAGCGCGCTTCCGCGGATTCGGGGTCGCCCAGGCCCGCCAGCAGCGATTCACCCGTTTCAACCAGGTAGTGCACGCGCTGGGCTTGCAGTTGCGGGTTTCCCTGAAAGTAACTCTTGACGGCGGTGAGGGTGATCCCGGGGACGCCGCATTCATTCGCCGTCTCGACGACCTCTTCAAAGGTCGAACCCTCGGTAAGCAACTTATCAACCAGTTTCTGCGCCTTCCCATCGCGCAACACGGGGTTCTTCGCAAGGCTCTCGGTGGCGGGCGCCGCATCGTCGGCCGCGGAAGCCGCTTCCCGGCCGTTCTGTTCGTTCGCTCCCTGCCGGGCCGCAGGCCCCGAATGGGTTTCGGTCGTCGAGTCGGTAGACGCCGGCGCTTGCTCGATTACCTTCCCGTTGGCGATTTCCACGGCTGTGGCGATTTGAGCGCGTTTCTTCATTGCCGGGGCTCCACGTAGATTCCCTCGTCGAACGGAAGGCGGCCATCGAAATAGTCGATCCCCTGGGCGGTGATCTTCACCAGTGGAATTTCACGTCGCGAGCGGGGCCCGCGCACATGCTCGACAGCTAACAGCCCTTTTTCGGCGAGGTAGGCGATATGAAAATTCAAGTCTTCCAAGGGTATGGGATACCCAATAATGTCCAGCTCACCTTGCAGAAGAGGCAAAGTCGCTGCTTGGGGGTAGATGAGTCCCAGGTAATAGAGGATCTTTCCCCGAATAAGTTCCTTATAACGAACACTTGCAGCCATGGTTGATTAGCTCCTTGAGTCCTGTTTCGTTTCTGCTGGGTCCGGCGCCGGCTCCTCGGACTGATCACGCAACGATCTGAATTCCGGCGAATGAGATTCACGTCTTAATTCGGGGAAAGCACTGGTTCGCACCGGCAGCCCAGACTTGGAACGTAACGCGCAAAAATCATCGGTAGCGCGGCAGCGCAAGCTGTTCATGTCATGGTGCATGGCTTTCAGGGCAATCAGGATTTCCTGGTGCTCGAAGCTCTCCTGCGACTCGTGATGCTCGACGCAGCTCGCGAGGCGCGCCAGCGCGTCCGCCTGGCCGCTTTGTGCGCCCAGGAACTTCTCGATGTATTGCCGCACCAGGCCGTAGGCTCCGTCCATCTGCAGCCGCTTGACATCCATCGACTTCTCAATCCAGTACTGCGCCAGACGGAAAAATCCCCAGCCGAAAGCGATCAGAACCAGAACGCCGGGGCCCCACCAAATCGCTACATGCTGAAAGTCCAAAGGGTTCATCGGACAAGCACCCCCGCTATGAATCCACCTGCGAAGATTTCCGCGGCGTGGTATAAGCGCGTCCGCCAGGTGCCGCGAACGGCCTTGAGCTCCGCGCGATGCGCCGCTTCGCTGCGGGCGAGTATCTGGTCCTTGTCGGCCAGAGCTGCGTTGAGCTTCGAGATCGCCCCGGCCTGTTGTTCTTCGAGCACCGAGTCGAGCTTTGTCTGCTGCTCGCAGTTCGACACTTGCTGGGCAATGACCTGGCTTTGCTGGCGGCAGGAATCAAGCTCCAGGAAAGCGCTTTCGACTTTTCTCACTCCCTGGTCCGAGAGCACCAGCGCCGCGGCGCCATTCTGTGGCACAGGCGCTCCCGGTGGCGCAGGCACTCCTGCCTGCGGCTTTTGGGATGCCCTCGCATTGCCCGGCACGAGTAGCGCAGGCACTCCTCCCGGCGGGTTTTGGCGCGCCGCCGAGTTCGCAGGCACAGGCAAAAGTGCCTGTGCTACTTGCAGCCGTGCCATCACCTGCTTCACCACTTGCTCGGTAGATTGGCTGGCCAGCTCGCTGTCGTGCGTAAGCTCTTCTTTGCGGAGCGACTCGAGACTCTGTTGCAATGCATCGGCCTGGCGCGTGAGTTGTTGCCGTTGGCCCTCGAGTTCCTTCGCCGCTTGGGCGCTCTCGGTGGCGTCCTTAAGCGCGCTCGAGGCCTGTTGCTGCAAGCGCGAAATCTGTTCCGTGCTCTGTTTCTTAATCTGCTGGGCCTCGACCGCCTCGCGCTGCCGCGCCCGGTGCTCGCACGACCAAGCAAAGAACATGATGACCACAGCGGCCAGGGCGGCCAGCGGCAGGCCCGGCGCGATCCGCAAAAGGCCCTGCACCAGGCTGAGGCTTGACAGCTTGCTGGCGGCGCTGCGAAGAGCGCTCAAGTCGGTTGTCGGCGATGGCGGCTTGGTGGTTCCCAT